AATATGTTCAGAAAGAGAGGTATAACTACTTCATCAATAATATAACATGCTTGCATGATCATTTGCAAGATGCTATTATTATGGTACAATAATTTGAGGAGGTGATAACATGATGGAGTTAATGTCACTTATAGCATATGGCATTCTGTATGCTATATTCCCTGTATTGATGATCTATGTCACATTTAGGAATGGAGGTATCACAAAATGAGTGAGAAGAAAACAAGTTGGGACTATCAGAAATTGAAGAATTACAAACAGGTCAAGGTTGTATTTGATATGGATGATCCTGTTGACGCAATGATTTATCACTATGCTGCCAAGTTTAAACCTAACAGGACCAGTTATATTAAGCGTCTTATCTATGAAGAGCTAGTGAGGTATTGTGATGAAGAGTAAACTATTTAGTCCTTCACAGATCAGCAAGATGTCAGATGCTGCTATCAATGCTGCATATAGCACTCTCAGATCTGTAGCTAATAAAAGGCTCCAGAGGATGCAGGCCAAAGGTATTGGTAAACGTGCAAGAGAGGGCTTCAGGTTTCCTACGATTAAGGATATAGAGCAATCTTCCAAATGGAATGTATCCAGTATGCTTGCGGACGTCTCGATGTGGCTCAGATCAGACAGGACAACAATTAAGGGTGAACAAAAAGCTATAGCTCAGTTTAGGCAGGTAATGGGTGGAATGGGCTATAGTGATCTGGTCAAGGATCTTGACGGAGTTTATGCTCTCATGGATTACCTTGATGAGATCCGCGAGAAATACGGAGATAAGGTATACGCATCCGGGGATGCTATTGATGCTTATAAACATTCTCAGAAGTTGAAGATCCCTGATGAAGTATTCAGAGATAATTATGAGATATTTTTGGAGAACCGGAGAGAATTTCTTTCTATAAAACCTAACAAGAATAATCAGATGATTGGTAAAAAACGTCTGAAGAGGTTAATAGATAAATGGAGTCTGAAAGAAGAATAATTTATGATGTTAATACATTTCCGTATTCTGTGATCACGGAAGCACCATGTCAGAAGCGCAGAAAAGGCAATCCAGGACGCAGGAACAATAAGCGAAAATATAAGGACCTGTTTTGCGCTTTCGATATTGAAGCTACCAATGATTATAAGATCAATCAGGCATTTATGTATATTTGGCAGTTTCAAATTGAAGAATATACTATCATAGGTCGTACATGGGATGAATATCTGCAGTTTTGCATGAAGCTTTCTGATCAGCTTAACAGCGATGAGTATCTAATGATATATGTGCATAATTTATCCTATGAATTTTCATTTTTAAAGGGTGTTTATCCTTTTGCTGCTGAGGAGGTATTTGCAACGGAACCCCGCAAGGTCCTTAAATGTGAAATGTATGATCATCTGGAATACAGATGCAGCTACTTTCTAACTAATATGTCGTTAGCGGTATTTACTAAAAAGATGGGCGTGACACAGAAGCTCTCCGGGGATGAATTTAACTATAAGAAAATGCGCTACCCTTGGACAGAGCTATCTGATCAGGAGCTCGCATATTGCATTACTGATGTGGTGTCATTGGTTGAAGCTCTCAAGGTCCAATTCTCTATTGAACATGATAACTTTTATTCCATACCATTAACCAGTACAGGTTATGTCCGCAGGGATGTAAAGGCAGCTATGAGACATTTCAATAAGAAAACGCTATCTGATATGCTTCCGGATTATGATGTGTTCTGCATGCTCAGGGAAGCATTCAGGGGAGGTAACACACACGGGAACAGGTATTATTCTGATCAGATCCTGCAGAATGTTACATCCTATGACAGAGTATCATCTTATCCGGATGTCCAGATCAATGAGTTATTCCCTATGTCTCCATGGATCAGGGAGGATGTCACAGATCTTGATTCTGTCATTAAAAAGATATACATCCATCGTAGAGCATGTCTGATGCGTGTTGCATATACTAATATCAGATTAAAAGATCCTATGGATGGATGCCCGTATATAGCTAAGCATAAATGCAGGAATCTATCAAGGCATGATAATTTCAATGGCAGGATCCTTGCTGCAGATTACTTGGAAACAACATTAACTGACATTGATTTCAAGATCATCTACGAGCATTATGATTTTGATTCTATCAGTTTTATAGATTTCTATCATTGCAGATATGGTAGGCTGCCAAAACCTCTGCGCGAGAGCATACAGCAGTATTATCAGAGTAAAACTGATCTCAAGAATGTGGCAGGGCAGGAACTGTTTTATCATATGTCAAAAGCTAAGCTAAATAGCATATATGGCATGTCGGTACAATCTCCGGTCAAACAGAATATATTATATGAGCGCGATATGTTTATAGAGCAGCATGAACCGGAACTGGAACTGCTGACAGCAGCTAACAAAAAAGCATTCCTTTCATATGCTTGGGGAGTGTGGACCACTGCCAGAGCGAGAGAACAGCTACAGATAGCTATTGACCATGTAGGCTATCAGTTTGTTTACTGTGATACAGACTCCGTAAAATTTATTGATGATGGAAGCATATCATTTAATAAATATAACAAGGCCCGGAAACAGGACAGTATTAAAAATGGTGGCGTGGCTGTCGATCGTAAAGGAAAAAAGTATTATTTAGGCTTGTATGATAATGAAGGAACCTATAAAGAATTTGTAACTATGGGTGCTAAGAAATATGCATATACTGATCAGGATGATAAGCTGCATATCACTATAGCCGGGGTAGCTAAAAGTAAAGGCGCTGAGGAACTTGGAGATATCCGGAACTTTAAAGAAGGATTTATATTTAAGGCTGCAGGTGGTACAGAATCAGTATATAATGATGATCCTGATATGATGTTAAATATTGATGGCCATGATCTTAAGATAACATCAAATGTCCTGATCAGAGACAGTACATATACATTAGGTGTTACCGGAGAATATCGAAAAATATTAAATCATCCTGCAATATGGCTTGAACTGTTTAAATAATTATGGTACAATAATGACACGTTAAAGATTATAGCACATAGGAGGTGCAACATGTATGAAGAGTATAAAATCAGAGATATAGCAAAAGATTCTATTCTGGATGGTATCGAGTATGTTAATGTTACATTTAAACATACGGATATGTCTAACAGAGAGCAGGTCGCAACTGTTCTGGGCAGGGCACTCGGAGTCCTGCACTACGTCAAATCTGAGCTTGAACGTGCTGAGCGCGTATAGCATAAATAACCAATGAATATAATAGGAGGACAAGAACAATGGAAGTTATCAAGAAATTCCCAGAGAACATGGACGCAAGAACACAGTACAAGATGATGAAATCTCCGGACGTCAAGAAGATGTCCGATGCTGTCGATTCGATTCTGGAAGTCAAGAGCTGGATCACTTGCAATGATGTCGATGAGAAGACCGGAGAAATCAAGTCAATCCTTGCTATTGAGACTACAGATGGAGAGATGCTCGGTACTGTTTCACCAACATTTATGAGAGAATTTCAGGATATTACCGAATTTTTAGGTGATGATGTTGGTATGATCAAGGTCATTGGAGGTAAGTCCAAGTCAGGCAGGAATTACATCACCTGTACTGTGGAATAAATAATAAGGCAACAGTGACAGCAGGACCAATTATCCTGCTGTTGCTGTATAGGAGGTATTATCATGAGATACGGAATAATGCAGCATAGGAAGGGATATGATTCTGATGAAGATCATATTGCAAGGCATCCGAAAACACACAAGCAGCTTATATTCAATTATAAAGCATCAGCAGATTTTTACTGCTGGGAGCTGCAGAAGGCACATAGAGACAGAATAAAATACTGGGTAGTTATTATTGATGAGGAGAAGGAATTAATATTAGAGAGACAGGATCTGCAGGAAATATTTGAAGATGATCCTGATTCAAGTTTATGCCCGGATAATAAATGTTGGTGGAATGATATTCCTGATGAAGAATTTGGAGAGCTGACAGAGGATGATCTGTTTTATGAAGATGATTTATATAATGGTGTGAGGTTAGTATGAGCATATACTTAAGTAGTGGCTATGTGGATATAGCCAAGATATTGAATTATCGGCTGCCGTTCAACTTTATTATTGGTGGCAGAGGAACCGGAAAAACATACGGAGCACTATTATACGCGTATCAGACAGATACGCGTTTTATGCTGATGAGGAGAACACAGGCGCAGTGTGATTTGATCAATAAACCGGAGTTTAATCCGTATAAGGCTGTCTGTGAGGACATATCCGCGGAGATCTCCGTGAAATCAATCAGCAAATATAATGCGCTTATTTATGAGGATCTTGGAGAGGATGTCGAACCTAAAACATTGGGATATACCTGCGCTCTCAGCACTATATCTAATATGCGTGGTTTTGACGCGTCAGATGTTAAGCTGCTTATTTATGATGAGTTTATACCTGAGCGACATGAGAGGGTCCTTAAGAATGAAGGCAGCGCGTTCCTTAATGCCTATGAGACTATCAACAGAAACAGAGAGATAAAAGGCAATGCTCCGTTGCAGGTTCTGTGCATGGCTAATGCTTTTAATATTGCTAATGCTATATTTCTGGAGCTTGGATTGGTTGGTATCGCTGAAAAGATGCAGCAGAAAGATCAGGAGCTGTATATTGATAAAAACAGAGGTATTCTGATTGCAATGCTTAATAATTCGATGATCAGCAGGAAAAAAGCTAATACTGTTTTATACAGGCTTTCATCCGGTTCCTATGCAGACATGGCATTATCTAATGACTTCGCTTATAACGATGACTCAGGAATCAAGTCACTGCCTTTATCAGAGCATAAATTAATATGTTCTGTTGGTGAGATCAGCATATATAAACACAAGAGCAAAAGACAGTTTTATATATCTGAGCACAGGACCGGAACAGCTCCGGAGTACAAATCTGATGAGGTTGGTTTACTTAAATACAGAAAGAATCATGGGTATCAATTTGCAGGTGCTTATATGAGAGGTAATATCATATTTGAGTCCATGTTGACAAAATCTTTATTTGAATTGTATACTATTTAGAGATAATATTTTATTGTTAACTGATGCCTGCAGCGCGCAAGGCAAGCCTCGGAAGGGTGCGCGAACACTTTGCCGGTGTATTACCTGCAGGCATTGTTATAAAGGAGGTAATCATATGGATGTGCAGGTTATAGGTCAGCTTATAGCGTCTCTGGGGTTTCCTATAGTTGCATGTGGTGCGTTATTTTGGCTTGTTAATAAACAGGACGAAAGACACAAATGCGAAATGGACGGATTACGGAAAACGATTGAAGATAATACAAACGTGCTGACAAGTCTTAAAGAATTGATTCAGATTATAGTTAATAAGGAAAACAAATGAAACGTGATAAAATAGTAAAGGTTGCTATATCTTATATAGGAACAAATGAAGGGTCCTCTGTGCATTCTGATATAATCCATATATTTAATTCAGTAAAGCCTGATGGATATACAGCAACAGTACATGATCCATGGTGTGCAGAATTTGTGACAGCATGCGCTATACAGGCATATGGTAAGAAGGCTGCTGCAGAGAATTTCCCGCTATCCGCAAGTTGCCCTGTTATAGTGCGCAAAGCTAAAGCTATGGGCATATGGAAGGAATCTGACAAATATATGCCTAAAAAGGGCGATTGGATACTGTATGATTGGGATGACTCGGGGAAGGGTGATAACAAAGGCGAACCTGATCATGTTGGAATCATTACAAAGGTGTCGGAATCTATGTTTGTGGTAGTTGAAGGTAACTATAGCAACATGGTCAAAACAAGAACTATGTGGAAAAATGGTAAATATGTCAGAGGTTTTGTAGCTCCTGAATATTCAGATAAAAAGAAATCTGATACTGATATTATTAAGGATGTACTTTCCGGTAAATACGGAACCGGAGCAGACAGAAAAAGAAGATTAAAAGATGCAGGATATGATTATAACAGCATCCAGAGAGAAGTAAGCAGAATTACATATCTGACTAAAGCGGTCTTATCCGGAGCATATGGAACCGGAGAGACACGCAAGAAAAAACTGGGAGCTGATTATAATATAGTACAATGGAATGTTAATAGGCTGCTGAAAGAAACGAGGTGAAATAATGCAGTACACAGAAATTATTAAACTGCTTGACGCAGGTTATACCAGAGATGAAATTCTGAATATGGAAGAACCAAAACAGGATGAACCTAAACAGGATGATCCAAAACAGGATGAACCTAAACAGGATGATCCTAAACAGGATGATACTGTTAGTGCTGCTCTTGATGAGCTTAAATCACTTTTCACAGACATGAAAAAAGAATTTACAGCAATGAATATCATGAACAGCAGAAGAGAAGATGAGACAATATCCGGGGATGATGTGCTCGCTGCTATCATCAATCCTCCGAAAACTAATAATAAAGGAAGGTAAAAATTATGAGTGTTAATACCATGAATTTTGAACAGGCAGCGTCGGTCCTGAACAATATCAGAAAACAGGTCACAGGTGAGACTGCTGCAGCTCCTGTTAACACAAGCCAGTTTATATCAATAGGCACTACAATTTTGCAGGCAGGATATGAACAGACTTTGTCGGCTATCACACAGATGATCTCTAAAACGATATTTTCGATCAGACCGTATAACCGCAAGTTTGGCGGCATCAAGATGGATGAGGAACAATGGGGAGCTATTGTTCGTAAACTTGCTATTGTGGATACTGATTGGGAAACAGACACACATTATGATCTGATTGATGGTCAGAGTCTTGATCATTATGTTATCAAGAAAAGTCCTGTTCTGCAGCTAAACTTTTATGGACAGAATGTGTTCGAGCGTCACTTAACCATCTATACAAATCAGCTTGATTCTGCATTTTCAGGTCCGTCAGAATTTGGTCGTTTCATGGCAATGCTTACACAGAATATCATGGACATGATCGAGCAGAACCATGAAAGTATTGCCAGAATGACGATCGGCAACTTTATCGGTGCAAAGGTATCACAGAATAATGGTGTTGTCCATCTACTTACTGAATACAATACTGAAACAGGTCTGTCACTGACAGCAACAACTGTATATGATCCTCAGTATTTTGGAGATTTCTGTAAATGGATGTTTGCCCGTGTTGCTACACTTACAAGCCTGATGACAGAGAGATCACAGGAATTCCAGATCAATGTGACCGGAAAAGCTATCAACAGACACACTCCATACGATATGCAGAAGGTGTATATCTATGCTCCTCTTATGAATGAGATGAAGGCGCGTGTGCTGTCAGCAACATTCCATCCGGAGTTTATAGATTATGCAGATGTTGAAGCTGTCAATTTCTGGCAGAGTATTCAGAGTCCTATGCGCCTGAATGTTACCCCGGTATATCTTAAACCGGATGGAACATATGATACTGCTGCTGCACAGAATATTACAAATCTGGTAGGCGTTATCTTTGACAGGGACGCTCTCGGTTATACGATGGTAAATGAGAGAGCTGTGGTAACACCACTCAATGCCAAGGGCCTGTATTTTAATCAGTACTGGCATGAGACATCAAGATGGTATAATGATCAGAGTGAAAAGGGCATTGTCCTGCTGCTTGATTAATCCTTATTTCTTTCTCGGACATGGCGCGGTATTACTTCGGTGATCCGCGCCACAGGCATAATATTATGAGTTTTGAAGTCAAATTATATACATTATCTAAACGAGATAACAGCACTAAAAGACCTGCAGCTAATGCAGGCACATCTTTTAATTGCATTCTGAAATCCGGATCTGGCATAATGCATCCGACATTATCATTTGATATAGGGTTGCTGCATGATCCTTCCAATTATAATTATGCTTATATTGATGCATTCGATAGATACTACTTTATTGAGGAATGGTATTTTGAGCACGCACTTTGGACAGCAACATTGAAGGTGGATGTGCTGGCAACATATAAAACTGAAATTGGCAATTCAACATTATATGTAACAAGAGCTGCTGATGAAGATGCTTATGATGGTAATATTATTGATACATTATATCCTGCCAAATCAGGATGTGATTTTGTCTCAGCATCTGCCAATGGCCTTACTGATAATCCATGGCATAATTCACCTACATATATTGTTGGTATAGTCAGTAAGTCTGCTACAATGGGTTCACTTAATTACTACGCGCTCACAAGTGCGCAGCTTAGTCAGTTATGTTCTTATCTGATGACAGATATTGTAACTGAAGATAATCGGTTTTCTACTGCAGATGCTTCACTGGCATTGCAGCTATCACTGGTGGACCCTATGCAATATATTAAATCTTGTGTTGCGATACCATTAATGAATTTAGGTCCTGATATTGGTACTGAGGCTATAGTTGATCTGTTCACATGGACAACAGATGTAAGAGGGTACAAGCTCGGACCAAATCCACATGTGGAAAGGGCATTTACATTTGATATAGCTAAGCATCCTGATACAAATAGCAGAGGGAATTATGTTAATTCAGCACCATATACAAATCTGACATTAACTATACCTCCGTTCGGAGTATTTGATATAGATACCTCGGTATCATGCAATGCATCCACTATTACAGCACTGGTTACTATTGATCCAATAACCGGAAAAGCCACATTAACTGTATCCTGTAATGGTATAATCCTTAACAGGATTGAATCACAGCTTGGAGTACCTATATCGTTATCATCTGTAACCAGAGATTATATCGGAGCAGTATCGGGTATTGGTGGAGCTATAACCGGGGGTATTGCCGGGATTGCCGGAGGTACGGCCGGGTTCCTTCTCGGAGCTGCATCCGGTATTGGTGACGCAGTTAAAAGTCTTGTGCCAAGAGCTAATACTATAGGAACAACAGGTGCATTTGCAACATTGAGGGGAGATCTGAAACTTGATCATCAATTCTTCAGACCAATAACAGATGATCCTGTACATAATGGCAGACCTGTTTGTTCAATGCACAGAATAAGCACCTTATCCGGTTATATGATCATACAGGATGGTGATGTACCTATTAATGGAACATCTGAGGAAGATGCTGCAGTTAGGCAATATCTTGAAAGTGGGTTTTATTACGAATAATGGCATATATACCGCGATTAAATAGTAATGGAATAAGCAGAAGTCCGTACTGGTACAGCAGGAACCCGTACTACAATGCAGGTTACGGAATGCCTAACTGTACATGTTATGCATGGGGTAGATTTTGGGAGAATGCTGATGTAAACGGAGATTTCAGTAACCGGCCGGCATTATCTACAGGTAATGCACAGGATTGGTATAATCACTCGGATGGTTACTCAAGAGGACATACGCCTGCTCTGGGTGCTATTGCCTGTTATGCAGGGGGTCAATATTCAGGAGTCGGTCATGTGTGTGTACTGGAGCAGGAAAACAGTGATGGCACATGGCTTGTATCAGAGTCAGCTTGGAATGGCTTTTTCTTCAGAGCGTCACACAGTATTCAAGCTAATGGTGATTATGGCTATGGTGGATACACTTTTCAGGGATTTATTTATAACCCTGTATCTGGAGGTGGATCTGTATCCCCGGCTCCGGATGGTTGGACATTCATTCCAAGATTAAATAATCATGGTATGAGAGGAAATCCGTACTGGTATAGTCTTAACCCATCATATACGGTGCGACACCATCCGCTGCCTAACTGTGTTACATATTGTATAGGCAGAGTATTCGAGTTTATGGATTGGAAACGGACCTACTCGGAATATCTATGTCCAACATTTACCACAGGCAACGCGGATACATGGTGGGGATACACTCAGGATGGTTATGAACGCGGTCAAACTCCTGAGATCGGTGCTATAATATGTTTTAGTGGCGGTCTTGGAGGCCATGTAATGGTTGTAGAAGAGATCTCCGCAGACGGGCAGACATTGACCTGCAGCGCGTCAGGGTATGAGTCACAAAGATATTTCTATATCGCGCATGTTCATTGGAACGGGACCACATGGCAATGGAACAGCCGATTTACATTTCAGGGCTTTATCTATAATCCGTTTGTTCATGGTGGAGGTAATACATTCCAGACGCGTGGTAAATGGTTTTTCAAAAAGGAACTCTGGAACAGAGAGGAATGGTTGTTACAATGAGTTACAGTTATGATTTTATAAATAAGTATAACGCGCATATAAAGCCTTCTACAGTACATTCGCAGGATAATGCGACAGCAGCATTTTTTCGCAGATACCTACTGCAAAAGGTCATAAGCGTATATGAATTTAAGGGGATCCCGGAAACATGGAGTATTGATTATTTCCTATATACATTGTTTGTGAGGGGATTTGTCGCTATTATCAATACAGATAAATTTGGTGTAATACCGCAGCACTGCACTTTGTTTGGCTATGATGTGTTCTACAGACCAACTAATGTAAATGTGGCAAATCAGCTGCTTAAAGGTAATATAACTCCAAGGATCGGAACAGAATGTGCTCTGATCAGATTAATGCCTGATTATGGCTCCTGTTGGGATATCATATCATATTATGCTGATCTTTTGGCACTGTGTACAGAATCATTGGGAGCTAATCTTGTCAACAGTAAACTTGCTTATGTATTTGCCTGTGATAATAAAGCTGTCGCAGAGTCTTTTAAGCAGATGTATGATCAGATAAATGAAGGAAACCCTGCAGTATTCGCAGATAAGAAACTGTTTGCTGAGGATGGTTCCCCTATGTGGGACAGCTTCCAGAATAATCTGAAACAGAATTATATAGCTAAGGATATATTGGAAGATATGACCAAAATAGATGCAAGATTCTGTACTGAAATCGGTATTCCTAATGTTAATATGGCTAAGGAATCCGGAGTCACAGACAATGAGGTTGAAGCTAATAACATTGATACCAGATCCAAGGCTGCACTGTGGCTTGAAACTATCAGGGCAGGACTTGATCAGACTAATAAAATGTTTGATTTAAATATTACTGTTGATTTTAGATATAACGAGGTGAATACAGATGTTACTATCAGTGACGGGGATGTATGAATATGACCAGACATTATTTGATGGTCTTAATGTTCCTGAAGGTGTGAATAAATCAGATGTTATCAATAACATATGTATTGAATGCGCAGAACTGGAAGTGTTATATCCCAATTTTGCTATAATGAAAATGTGCATTAATGTATGGTCTGCATCTGAGCAGTACACTTGGAATAAGCTATACCAGACCATGACAGCAGAATATAATCCCATATGGAATGTGGATGCTAATATCACGCAGTCCAGAGAGCTAAGCAGAGACAGGTCCGGAAATAATACTAATACTGATTCTGTACAGGGATTTAATTCAAACACATGGAGTGATTCTGATAAAAATACAGGCAGCTATACTGACTCTGAAGATACCGGAGAAACCTTCACAGAACGCAGAACAGGTAATATTGGAGTTACAGCTACCCAAGATCTGCTGCAGAAGGAAAGAGATATAGCAGCATTCAATCTTATTGAATATATTACAGAATCCTTTAAAAAACGTTTTTGCTTGATGATATACTAATGGAGGTTAAACATGTTTGAAGCAGGTGTAAGATTCGGAAGTGCGTGCTTTGTAAGGTTTGCATTTAATGAAGAAACAAATAAAGTTGACGTAACTGTTATAACTCCGGAAGAAACTCTTACCGGATCAGTAACAGTAACAACAGAATCAAATGATGGTGTTGAATAGAGGTGAATTATGGGCATATTTAGACAGTTTCCTTATTCAAACTTCCATGACATGAACATGGATGAGCTTATAAAAATTGTAAAAGAACTGCAGGATGCGTGGAACGAAACTAAAACAGAATGGACTTCCTATAAAGATTTTATTGATAATTATTTCAATAATCTTGATCTTGATGATGAAGTATTAAGCGCACTCCGTATTATGGCAGAGGATGGCAGTCTTAATACTGTGATAGATCCGGTTATTGTTGACGAAGTCAGAAACTGGCTGCAGAGATATGTTACACCAACATCCCCTGCAGTTGATTCTTCTCTTCTTGTTCCGGGTGCTGCTGCAGATGCATATGAGACAGGATATCGAATCAGAAATAATGCTGCAATGATAGCTGAAAATACAAATGATATTTCTGTTCTCGAAAATTATGTTGAGATCCTTAAAGATAAAAAAGTAAATCAGCCTTTAGTGAATGGACAGGTTGATAATGGTAATGCAGGTCAGATATTAAGCACCAGAGGTGATGGCACTACTGATTGGGTAGATATTGGAACTCCAACAGATGAACAGATACAGGCAGCTATTGAGGAATGGTTGAATGATCATCCAGAAGCTACTACAACAGTGCTTGATGATTCACTAACAATAGAAAAAGCAGTCCCGGCATTAAGAGAAAAACTACTTGCATCTATGTTGGTAAATAGACTTGATCCGTATCTGATTCCTTTTATCGAATCTAATACAAGCAATTCACAGGGTATGTGTGTTGCAGGTGACTATCTTATTTATACAGCACTTGATGGTGATGATACCACATATCATGTGATGGATATACAGGGTAAAAATGTTCTCTCGCATGCTACATTCCAGACCGGGCATTCTAACTGTTTGACATTTGATCCTGTAAATAGCGATGTACTGGTGGTTGATTACAGCACTTTATACAGAATCCATCTTAATGGGTATGTGCTTGAATCAATCAGCAGCGTAGATCTGGCTCCAGAATCATTTACAGCAATCAGTAAAAGTGGTGATACCTATTATCTCAGGCAGACCAATACACAGAAAATATTCAGCACTACGGATTTTAAAACATATACAGAGATTATGACAGTTACCTATGGAGAACTGGCAAATCCGACACCACAGGGCCTTTGTGTAAATTATCCTCTGCTGTTTGCACCTGCAAGTATGTCTGATACAGATGTAGAACTGATATTTGTTTATAACCTTGAAACAACAAATCTCATACATGTGTATGAATTTTCACAGACTGCATATGGCGAGCTCGAGGATGTTGATATCTACAATGGCAATATCGTATTCAATTTCAATTCATCTGCAAAAAATATATACATGACACCTGTATTTACTAATGCTCATCTGGTACATGATAATCGTTTGAAGCATATCAGCGATAGAGCATTATCATATTTTGTCACTGATATCTATGTAGATAATAGCGTTACATATTCATTTGTAGATGGCACTGCAGCCAATCCGTTTGTAAATCTTAATGAAGCATTGGTATTTGTTGAGAGAATGAATATCAACGCTAATGTCATTATCAGAGGCACATATCCTGCATCTCTTGGAATTGAGGGATATCATGGCAGAGGCAGGTTTACACTTGATAATGCAAATATCGCTATATTCTCAATTATTGATTCTGATATTAAAATATCCGGAACCGGAACCATTAAAAGAATCGTTGCACAGAGATCCTTACTGGAAATACAGGGAGCAAATATAGCATTAAATGGCAATGGTGAGACTGTTGTAGCTATATTTGGTTATAGATCAATAATCACCGGAGATCTTTCAAGAGTATCTAATTATGGTGATCAGCCTATAATAAATGGACAGGGTGCGTATATCAATATATTTGTAGCAAATACTGATGATCTCCGTACACTGGTCAATACCAGTATGTCTATAATCAGACATAACAGCATTACTATTAATGGTAATGTTCTCAGGGATGGTGTGGCAATCGCTAATGATGCAGATCTGAATGACCTTACAGCTCCTGGAATAACATACAGATGCTCAACAGATGCCATTGCTGCGAGCCTTACAAACTGCCCTACAAACTTGTTATTTGTACTGAATACATACCAGAGATCGGATACTGCTATATTCCAGCAGTTAGTAGATAAAAACGGAGATATCTATTCAAGATATTGGTCCTCTGGCACTACATGGTCAGCTTGGAAAGTATGCAGATCTGTAGCAGTATAACTTTCAATAAATCACATAGCATGTTATATTATTGATAGTTCATAAATCATATCTCCTATGTGTAACCCTCGTTACCGGATAACTACGTTTACCAAGTGGTAAGAATAAAGCTAACCAAGTGGTAATAAAACGAATGTTCGTAGTTGACGATAACGGGGGTTATTGT